AGTGAAATTCAAGCAATTGCAACATATAATAGTAATTGTGCGGTTAATCAGAAGATACATGGTCTTTTAGTCGATTTGGAACCACATGATCAGGTTTATAATGCAAACACAACTAATGCTATGTCCTATGTTGGTTTCCACAACGGATTAGCTACTAACCAGTTATCAACTGTAGCGGGATCTGGGATTTATCAAAATACTCAGCTACTGGACAGAAACGTACTGATGGAACAATGGGTACAAATGACTGCAGTACTTAAAACATACGCTGTAAAAGCTGGCATTAAGATGGGGATGTGTATGGTTAATTGGACAGAAAATTATTTTGGTCAATCAATTCAAAATTATTACAACGGACAATATCAAAACACTTTTTACCATTTTTGTTATATACTTGATTTGATAGTTATAATGTCTTACAAGTCCTCTTTGAATAATTTGATTAATAGTGTCAGTTCGCAATTGAGTTACACAGACAAGCTCAGTAATCCACCTTTGATATGCTCTTCGTACGATTTGGTTGCCGGTGACGGTTCAACGACCAGTATTGCAGACGTTAGTACATCATGTAATACAAAAACATATGCTGCTTCGTTTGCTACAAATATTGTATCAAATTTATCAGCAGCTCATACAAGTTATTCTGGTAATGTAATGTATGACGTGGAAGGATGGCTTGTTATGCCTAATTAAACTATATAAATAGAGCAATTAACATCTAAATTATTTTTATTTATTCATTTAATAAAATTATTTAAAAGATAGATTATATTATTTGTAATAAATAATATAATACGAGAATGAATCTATTGAATAATGAATTGAAAACAAAAAAATTTATAGAAAAGGCAAAAAAAAAAACATGGTGATAGATATGATTATTCAAAAGTTAATTATATCGATGCAAATACTGAAGTAATAATACATTGCAAAGAAGATGGACACGGAGATTTTAAACAAGTGCCAGCAGTACATCTTAAGGGTGGAAATTGTAAAAAATGTGCTATAATCGCAGCAAAAAAGAAAAATACTTTGACAACAGAAGAGTTTGTAAAAAAGGTTAAAGAAAAACATGGAGATAAATATGATTATTCTAATGTCATATATACAGGAAGCGTAAATAAAATAACTATCAAATGTAAAGTACCAGAACATAATACATTTGAACAAAAGGCAATGAGTCATTTACGAGGAAAAGGATGTCCAAAATGTTGGTTGATTAAATTAACACAAAAAATGTCAACTGATGAATTCATTGAAAGAGCAATTAAAAAACACGGAAATAAATATGATTATACAAGAAGTGAATATACAGGTTGGAATGATAAGATATTGATAAATTGTAAAGATCATGGAGATTTTTATCAGAAACCATCATTACATCTATCAGATTTGCGTGCAGGTACTGGTTGTAATGAGTGTGTTAAAGAAAAATCAATGTTGTCAAAAGAGGAATTTATTGAAAAAGCAAACGAAAAACATGGGAATAAATATGACTACACAAAGAGTGAATATATAGGCGTTAAAGAAAAAATATTAATAACATGCAAAGAGCATGGAGATTTTTATCAAATTGCTGGAGGTCATCTCTGTGGTAATGGATGTAATGAGTGTAATAAAACTCGCGCAAGAGAAAAATTTTTATTACCAAAAGAAGAATTTATTAGGAGAGCACAGTTAGTTCACGGAGACAAATATGATTATTCTGAATCGATATATAATGGATTTATAAAAAACATATCAGTAAAATGTTTAAAACATGGTATATTTACAGTTGGAGCCCAAAATCATGTTAATAAAAAAGTTGGATGTAAGAAATGTAATTTATGTCCGTCATGTCAACTTTGGAGAACAATGGAAAAGTTGTGTGAATATTGCAAACCACCACAAAACGGTAATAAATACTACACAAAAACAAAAGAATATGAAGTAGTTAACTTTTTAAAAGAAAATTTACCAAACAATGAATTAATACACAACAAATCTGTTGGATCAGAGTGCACAGGAGGACACTTATTTCCCGACATAAGATTTGATTGTGATTGTTATCAATTAATAGTAGAAATTGATGAATTCCAACATCGTGGTGCAGACTATTCATGTGATAAAAAAAGAATGTATGATATAGTGGCGAAAATGGGAATGCCATGTATGTTCATTAGGTATAATCCGGATAATAAAATATCTGATAAAAATGTTTTGTTACAAAAAATACAACAATATTTAGACATAAATTCCAATGAATTAAATGATAAGGTAGACAAATATGGATTCAAAGTTGATTATTTATTTTATAACAGTATGCTCTCTTAAAATAACAAATACAAAAATTGAAATATTATTATTTAATGACTTTTTATTAAGTAATTAAACGTATAATTCATTAAAAATATTTACTGCTTTTTATTAATTTTAATTAATATTTTATGTGTGGAATAATCGGCTTAATAACTCTTACTTCAGATATAGTCCCTACGTTGCTCAGTTCATTACAAAAAATGCAAAACCGTGGTTATGATTCGGCAGGATTGTCAATTTATGATGATAATGAAATTCATAAGTATATTGCCGTTTCTGATAAAGATTTTACAGCTATAAAATATTTGGAATTAGCGACGCAAAGCATTATTAATAATTACTATGTGAACGGAATAGCTCATACGCGATGGGCAACTCACGGCGGTAAAACAAAAGAAAATGCTCATCCGCATAATGATATGTTTAATCGTTTTTCTCTTGTTCACAATGGTATCATAGAAAATCACAATGAGTTAAGGATTGAATTACAAAAAATTGGCTATAAATTTTATGGACAAACTGATAGTGAAATAGTAGTAAATTATTTTCATTATTTGATGAATACAGGTGATAGCCATATCGATAATTTGAGAAAATTAACTAATATTTTACGCGGATCCTGGGCTATTCTGATTATTGACAAAATAAATCCCGGTAAAATATATTTTATCAAACACGGATCTCCACTACTTTTTGGATATAACGAGAATAAATCTCAATTATTCTTAACTTCTGAGTTACCGGGTTTTTCACAGTGTGTAAATTATTATTATGCATTGCGGGATGGTGAATATGGGGTTATATCACTTGATAATTTTATGACATCGCGCTATAATTATGATAGTGACATTGTACCTGAAGATAGTTTTGAATTGTCACCCCATCCGTATCCACATTGGACCATAAAAGAAATTTATGACCAACCCAAAGCAATTAATAATTTACTAAAAGAGAGATTCAGCAGTGGTTATATTACATTTTCTGAAATAGATAATTCGCCGTATTGTAATGATGTAAAGCAAACAGATCATTTTATATTTTTAGGGTGTGGAACGTCTTATAACGCCGCACAAATCGGAGCAAGATATTTCAAAAAATTTAATAATCAAGGAACAACTTTTGATGTTATTGATGGCGCAGATTTTGAAGTAAGTGATATACCCATCCAAAATTTAAATCAAAATCTGAATCAAAATTCACATAAAAATCCAAATCAAAAAAACATTACTGTCGTTTTACTTTCTCAATCAGGAGAAACAAAGGATTTATGTCGTGCTCTGGAGATTGTCAAAAAAATGGGTTTGAGATCCATTGGTATCATTAATGTAGAAAATTCTTTAATTTCTAGAGAAGTGGATATATGTATATATTTAAAAGCAGGTAGAGAACAAGCCGTTGCTAGCACTAAATGTTTTACCAATCAATACCTAATGCTACTGTTACTAGGAATGTGGTTTTATAAACCCAATCATGAAATACAAAATATACATGTGCGTGATGTATATAATAGATATTTTAATGCGTTGAATACTGTAGAAAATGATTTTAGAGAAATTATAAATAATAATACCGATGAACTTCACAATGTAGTAAAATTTCTAAATAATCATTCCAGCTGCTATATTTTAGGAAAACATATTTCGGAATGGATCGCTAAAGAAGGATCGCTTAAAATTAAAGAAATTGCCGGTCTTCATATCGAAAGTTATAGTGTAAGTGCCTTAAAACATGGTCCTTATAGTTTATTGCGTAAACACTTTCCTGTCATTGTTCTAGCCAACGACGATTCATATTATTCGAAAATTGATAATACTATTGAGGAAATGAAATCACGAAATGCAACGGTAATTGTTATAACAAATAAAGAATGTATTAAAAAGAATTATGACTATTTATTTTACTTACCCGTTAAATCCGAATTATTCCCTTTGATATCGAATATTGTACTACAAAAATTAGCTTATGAGCTCGCGTTGGTACGGAAAAAGAATCCTGATATGCCTGAAAATTTAGCTAAGGTTGTCACGGTCGAATAAAAAATTTGATATGTTTAATTTATGATTCACTCAATGATTTTATATTGTATAACAACACAATACATTATATATTATACTTCTGTGATGCAATACGACATTTATAATATTTCCAAAAATACTGAAGAAATTTCAAGGAATGTTGGACAAATTACTAAAAATCTTAGTGACATTGAACAAAAGATAGCAACAGGTAATGATAATAATGGACAATATTTGAAAGAAGTATTGGGACAACAAAAACAAACAAATGAATATCTCAAACAATTGAACGATTACAATAAATGCGATTCTTGTGATAATGGTTACAAATATATTGTTTGTACTAAATGTTCAGGAAAGGGTTATAATTCGATTGATAAACCATGCTCAACATGCGGAAAATTCAGTTCAACATCAACTTATAAAAGTGATCATGTTGATCATAAACCTGGTGTTAGATATGTAATAATTAACACAAATACAAGTGATTGTGGTTGCAATTATGATAAAGGATGGATAGATTCAACAAAAAAGTCGATTGCTAGTAAACTAAAAAAAGAATTATATGATATAAAAATAGAATCCAACTATTATGATAAATACAAAAGAGATTTTTGGTATCGTTGCATCATTATGAATCCATCATTCGATTACTTTGGTAATATCACTTCCTATAGTAGAGTTTGTTTGGCCAGCGTTGATACAGGTTTTTGGGGAACACAAAATTTAGAAGCGACAAATAAGTTCGACTATTTTATGTCGTTATTTTATGATTGTTGGCATTTTGAATATAGTCAAGTTTGTCATCAAATTACATTGACAAATATGAAAACAAGGCAGACTCGGTTAGTTACTATAAATTGCGATCATAGTAGTCAAAAATATTCCGTTACAGAATATTGCGGAAATCATAAAACTAGAGATGAAAGAAAATATTGTTCGTGTTATATCCCCGGTAAACACTCATATGGGCTTACTCCAGTAACTTGTGATAAATGTAATG